ATGAGAACAGTCCATATTGTATGATACCTAGTTGGTGCGGACACAATGTTGAAACAGCAAAAAACAATTATGAACAGAATGTGAATAAATTATCATCCTGGTTTGTAAGTCAGTCGAAATAATTCAATAATTAAATAAATTCTGTAAATTCTAACTGTGTAGGTCTAATAAAATAATGATCGTGTAAACAGTTTTCTATCATATTTATATACATATGATAAATTCATAATATATATGTATTTATCATATTTTTAAAAAACCGTCACTTTAATTTATCAATATATTAGATTAAACATTCAGTGTTAATGTATTGCCTGTTGGCGTGACCTGCCGACGACGACGGCTTTGGCCATTGCGACGCATTGTCTCCGTTGTGACACCACTTGTAATACTTCCATTGTCATCTAGATCGTTCGCAGGTGGTGGCATGGAGCGAGCAGGTGGCCGTTCGCCATTCGTCTCAAGCGTGCGTAAGACGTCTTCTAAGCCATTCATATCGGGTCCACGCATTTCACGACGAGCTGTCACAGGGGCAGGCGTATTTACACCACCACGAGGGTCCTTGCTTGGTATGGGAGCACCAATGCCTGAGCCCATAGGAGCCATGAATCCACTAGGGCCGCCTATAGATTCCTCATCGTCCTCTTCACGTAATGGCGGGGATGGTGCTCGCTGTCTTTGCGGTGGCATTTGCGGGCGTAATGGGGGTGGGGCACTACTGCCTCCACCGCCTCCGCTACCGTTACCTCCGCCACCGCCGCCTCCGCCGCCACCACCACCAGGCATACCTAGACCCATAAAGTTTGCAAATCCAGGTCCCACGGCCTGTTCAGCCGCCGCCTTAGCCATCTGGCGAGCAAGCTCAGGATTCTTGCGTAAGATATCATCCATACCAGGCATACGTGACTTGAACATTGTGTTCGTGACGTGGCACATCGCAGCCGACAACCCCAGCGACATAATTAAGCGAACCTCTGGGGCTACCTTGCTCTTATCCTTGTACTTATCATACAGTTCCTCAAAAATCTCATCGTAATCTTCAATATTCTCGTTAATCTGCTCAGACCAGCCATCTAGATTCACGCCAATAGGATCATAACGACTGTTTAAGAATTCCATGCCACTTGTGACTGTTGTAAGCATAGAACGCTGGAAACGCATGCTGGCCTCAAGGCCCTTGGAATCCTTGCGACGAGCCAATTCGGCATTAATCTCGTCTAATGAATTTGCAACAGTCATCTTATTGCCACCAATACCCTTGCGATCCATACGCTCAAGCATTGTAAGACCTTCCATCTTCTTAGTAGCCTCAACCTCAGGCGACAAATAGGTTTGTGCTGGTAATGCTGCTACAGCTGGTTCTGCTGTTGCCTTAGAAGCACCACCAAACCATGATGAGAATCCGCCAGACGGTGTAGGAGCAGTTGTTGCCTGTGCTGCCGTAGTGCTAGCTCCGCCTGTAAAACTGGAAAACCAGCTCTTGGCAGGTGCTGCCGTGTTTGTTGTCGTCGTTGTTGTATTATCAATTGTAACACTTGATGATAACACCGGTGGCGAAGACTGTGTTACGCTTCCACTATTGAGTACAAGCGTTGGCTCTGGTGCACGTAACGGCATGGGAGTCTCGTCGCGAAGAATACGAATGGAATCGCCGCCACCCATGGGCTTTACATTGTAAGTTACATTGGTATCATCCAAGTTCACAAATTCAATGCCATCAGATACATCATTTAGCCCGCCGCCGCCAGGAGCCGGAGATGGCCCTCGGGGAGGTGTGCCGACCATCTTACGCTGATTTCCCAATAGTCCTAAGTCAAAGTCATTAAGATTTCCGATTTCAAAAGAAGCACCCGCGTCCTGAACAGTTGTGACCTCGGGATAACCGCCCCCCTCATGGATACGAATGGTTGGGCCTGACATCTATCTTTTAACCAATGTCATACCGTTTTAGATTACATACCGCATTCCAAAAACCGAGAAAAATTGAAATCACATATCTATATTATATAGATTGTGGCATCACATACACACTTACTTTCTTTCCTTTCATTAAGATGGACTATTCCTACGAACGTCGCAAGAAGTCAGACAAGGCCAAGGACAAGGCATGTCGCCCGTCATCCAAGCATGTACGGCATTACGAGGCTCTTCAGGAGCATAACAAGTTCAAGACAAAGCCAAAGCAACAAAAGTAAACTACGGCCGGTGTGCCATCAAAAAAGCGTCAGCCAAATCACTCTTTTTTGTTCGACTGTTGAAAAACTCTAACCACGTCATGTGTCCCGCTTTAGTAAGTAGTTCAATGACATCGTTCTCAGCCATCTTTTTGCGATTACGATATGCTTCTGAGTCAGTAACTCCACTTAGGTCCACTACCACTGCTGTCTTTTTGGACTTTGTGCCAGCATGTACAAATTCAATACGACCACTCCAATCATGTTCGTGTCGCAAACGATAATTTAACAATGTATACAACATAATTTGTATAGATTTCATGGTGGGTCCTTTCATCACTGGTTGATTTTCCAGACGAATCAACGTTGCAGCCTTAAATGTAGGAAGCACAGAGTTCAACCATAAAGTCATAGCATGAAATATAGTATCTAGACTTGTATCCTTGGCCTTTACAGGTTTCCAGGGCATTAAATAATGAAGCTTAGCCCAGCCCAATAAATCGTCTTTTTTCGCAGTTCGTGCGTGTATCCATCCGCGACTAATTGCCAGTGGCCGTAACTCCTTCACATTTGCAGCACATGGCAATACAGGAAGACTAGGCTTATGTATAGCCGATTTCTTTTTACGTATACCTGACGCACAGCCATTACACCATTTGTTGGACTCATCGCACCATGATGCCTTGGTCTTACAACCATGACATGCCTTTGCATGTTGCGAGGATACTCCACCTTCTAGCAAATCAACATTGTCCCACGCTATAACCTTATATCCACCGCTTATATCGTGTTCTATAAGACAATAAGCCAAATTACGAATACCCATATCAAATCCAAGATGTAATGAAGCCATGTATACAAATATATGGATTCAGTGTGTTTGATTTAAGCCTTCCTAATTATTTGGACATTGTTTTTGCTTTAGAAGAAGCAGGGCGTGTAAAACCGCCCAAGCGATCATTCCAAGTGTATACCTTCGAAGGCCCATTATAGTTTTTATTTGTTGCTAGGGATTCTACAACTAAGCCTTCGCATATGAGGTTATCCTTCAGGTAATCGTCACAGGCTATATGCCAGTAATTTACAGGTTCACCTATACCGTACTGCTTCACCTTTGGATTCGTCAGGGCCGCACGCTCAGGGCTAATCCAGACACCCTTGCGTAACTGAATTTTGTGTGTTGGTGAAAGGCAAATATCTGTGGAAGGTTTATTCGCACCAAAGGCACCAGCCTCAATCCGATAAGGAGCCGATGCCTTATCTGTAACTGGAAAAGGTATCTTCTTTAGTACATAATCTACAGTCCGAGCATCAGATGTTACGATTAAATCTTTTTGTAGTAATTTTTCAATGGGTTTATAGCCATTTTGAGTTAACACACGTGTGCCTTCTACAAAACAAACTGCGGATGGTTGTGGGAAAAGGTTATATGATCCGTCACTATTAAGCACATCACCAACATTATACACTATATTTTGCGGTGAGGAGCCAGAGCTATTACTAGCAATTCTCCATGAACTATAACCAGGGAGACTTGGAATAACATAATTCCCACTAACATATACTGCGCTTCCGTAGTTTCCAGTGAGTGCATCATTTTCTGTTGGGAAATAAACAGCAGGAGAACCTACTGGGCCTGCAAACTCGTTCATTGGGCCGACCAATAGACGTGGGGCAATACCCGTATTGAGTGTCTTGTGTGATAAACCCTCGCTAAATATAACTCCAGTATTTGCCGTAATAGGATATGAGTTTGTATCAACTACGAGTTCGCCTGGGCAATCATTAAGATACACTAAATATGTATTTTCAAACGCTTTAGAGCCAGCATCTACGTGCGGCAATGTATCACCCTGTATCCATCGCATAGGAATCTCAGACACATTAGATAGGTCCAGGCCAAGCCGGGTACTTAGGGCAGTACGTATAGTCTCGGTTAGCGGAATAGTAAAATAGACTCGGCCGGTAGTTGTAGTTAGTTTTGATAGAGCAGCAATAACTTCGGGAAGTGCTAATATATAGTCAATATCCTCTGTTGAAAACATGTTCGCAAATAAGGACGCCATTTTATACTATTATCTTTTGTTTTTTAAAAAAAATAGTATACTCTTAGTTATTTATAGTTTTCGTCATATTATACAGTGCGTATAAATTCCCAACCCATATCTTCACATATCTTTTGCCAAATCTTATCTTGCATATATAACTTCTCTCGGCTTTTCAGCAATGGAAAGCACTGTAAATAATCATCAAGTTCTAATAGTTCACAAAATTTATACAATACAAATGAATATGACAAGAAATTACTACGCTTCTTAGGACAATGCTTTACAAAACTAAACTGAATTTCCTTAAACATAAAACGTAACTTTTCCTCAATTTCACGTGATAATACTGGTGCTGAAATACCGTTTAATCTATTTAATATATGAGCTACGTGGTCATAGCAACGATTTAACTTTAACTTCTTAATGACTTCCTTGAGTTTCGACGGCTTTAGCTTGCTCATATCTGTAATACGTTCCTTACGCAGTTCAGCACGAATCTGGTCAAGTACAGCAGTAGAAATCTCAGTTGTTTCCTTGGCCTGAAACTGTGCTAACCATTCGTTCAAATGGTTAATCTTCTTATAGGCATAATAGGACATTTCACGCGGCGGATCCTTGTAGGATGGCTTTTCAGAATCTATTAATATACAATCACGGTATCCACATCCTGGGCAATCCAAAAAGGTTTCATTAAAGAACATCTCAGTGTCACAAATAGGGCATGTGCCATAATCTTCAGTAATACTTGACGCTACCGTATTTTCATGTTGAATGCTATCAGGATTTAATGCACTTAAATAGGATTCTAATGCCTTATCACGCTTAAAACCAATATCATTTTGAATGTGAGACGCCTTTTTAGGTTCCTTAGGAGAATCAACTATAACAGTAGACGCCTTTTCCGTAGTAGCATCGGATGAAAAATAACTATAAACACTGTTTGTGGGTGTACGTCCTTTTTTTGATGACGAATCATCCATAGGCTTTTCACCTGTAGCAATGCGACCTTGTGCATCTGAATAAGAAAATAATATATCACCTACACGCAAGAAATAATCAGACTCATTTGTACCATCTTTTATACTACGTATCTGTTCTTCTAATGATTTAATTTCAGATTCTAATTTTTGTCGACTGGTCAGGATGGCAATATCACTTGCATTTACAATAAGACTTGGTCCATTAAACTCTTTTTCTACTATAATCATACGTGCCTTTTTATCTGCCAGGTCCTTTTTTAGTTGTGCTAGATGTGATTTTTCTTCGCGTAGTTTACTAATTTGTTGATTGTGATAGGATTCTAGTGTCTTAGCAGTATCAGGAGTTTTCTGAGTCTTATTTTGTGTGCCTTCCTCTATAGGAAGAGGTTTTAATAGACAATCTAATGATAAGAGATTATCTGACATATGTACTTTGATACTAATCCACTGTAGAAAGATTGTTTAGATGGTAGAAAACATTTGTCTATTGCTGCGGACGCAGGATTTAATTCCCGGAGTTTCCGAAAATTATTTTCTCGGGAGGAGGTATAAACAACAATGGGCTCCGGTGGTTTAATGCAGCTCGTCGCCTATGGTGCGCAGGATATTTACTTAACGGGCAACCCCCAGATTACCTTCTTCAAGGTGGTGTACCGCCGCCACACGAACTTCGCCATGGAGTCCATTGAGCAGACGTTCAACGGCTCGGCGAACTTCGGCAAGAAGGTGCAGTGCACGATCAGCCGCAACGGCGATCTGATCCACCGCGTGTACCTCCAGGCCACGCTACCCCAGGTCCGCCTCCAGTCCTCGGACGGCTCGGGCGCCCAGTTCCGCTGGCTCAACTGGGTCGGCCACAACCTCATCAACAACGTGTACATTGAGATCGGCGGTCAGCAGATCGACAAGCACTACGGTGACTGGCTCCAGATCTGGAACGAGCTCACGCAGGAGGCCGGCAAGCAGGCGGGCTATGCCGACATGGTGGGCAACGTGCCCGCGCTGGTGAACCTGCTGGTCCAGGGCGGCGAGGACTGCGATGCCCAGTGCGTCTCCAACACGGAGCCCAACGCGTCTGCCGAGGTCGCGAAGTGCGCGCCGGAGTACACGCTGTACATCCCCTTCCAGTTCTGGTTCAACCGCAACCCTGGCCTGGCCCTGCCGCTGATTGCCCTCCAGTACCACGAGGTCAAGGTCTGGCTCGAGTTTGAGGAGCTCCAGAACCTCTGCTGGGACTTCTCGTCCGCCGGCAGCTACACGCACGCCATCCGCGACCGCGTTGCCCAGGCCGGCCTGGTCTCCGCGTCCCTGTACGTCGACTACATCTACCTCGACACGGATGAGCGCCGCCGCTTCGCCCAGGTCTCCCACGAGTACCTGATCGAGCAGCTGCAGTTCACGGGCGGCGAGTCCGTGACGTCCTCCGCGAACAAGATCAAGCTGAACTTCAACCACCCCACGAAGGAGCTCGTGTGGGTTGTCCAGCGCGACTCGTTCGTCAGCTGCGACGACGCCGTCGTCAACCCCTGGAAGGGCCAGCAGCCGTTCAACTACTCCGACTGGTGGGATCGCTCCGTGCTGGAGTCTGGCTACTCCGTGACCCGCGTTGAGGGCATGGCCGGCTACAACCCTGTCGTGACGGCCAAGATCCAGCTCAACGGCCACGACCGTTTCACGGAGCGCGAGGGCCGCTACTTCAACTTGGTGCAGCCTTACCAGCACCACACCAACATCCCCGCCGTCGGCATCAACGTGTACTCCTTCGCGCTCAAGCCCGAGGAGCACCAGCCCAGCGGCACGTGCAACTTCTCCCGTATTGATAACGCCACGCTCCTGCTCACGCTGTCCAACAACACCGTTGGCTCCGTGCTGTCTGCCCAGGTCCGCGTGTACGCCGTTAACTATAACGTTTTACGTATTATGAGTGGCATGGGTGGCCTTGCCTATTCCAACTAAACATTTACAGTGGAATTCCGTCGTGGAATTTTATTTGTATTGTTTTTATAAAAACACAGTAGGCAAATTTTCTGTGAAAAGTTGATAACTATTAAATTTAATGAATGCCAGCATTTAGGAAATGCAGACATGCATAGCAACTGTTTTGGAAGGGAAACGAAAAGGGCAAAAATGCCAATTTCCACCCTCCGAGAATAGCTTTTGTAACAGACATCAACGTCATTACGCTTATTCACAACTTGTAAAGGACAATAAGATACCGTGTAGGTTCTTCTTTCGTGGATGTAACA